GACATCCCTGATATCCCTCCATCTTTGAACATTTGGCCAGTGCTTTTCCAGGACCTTGCGCGGGAAATCGGCATATTCGCACTGACCAACAGTCCGAAATCCGGCCCATTCAGCGGCCAAGTCCAGACCGCCGATCCCGGTAAACAGTGATAAGTGGGTCAGGCCCCGCATCTGCTCTCAACTCCTAATATCACTGGCGGGTGCACTCGGCCCACAACGATCAGATAGATCTTCCTGGTGCGCTGCACGGCGGCAAGCTCCTCCGGATCCAGCTCCCAGCAAGTCTCAATTTCCTGCTGGCCTCCAGGGCACTGCATGATGGTGGCCGGTAGATCTCCGCAGTCCTCAGCGGTTAGGATGATGTTGGTGTTATCGGTCTGCACCGGCCGCATCTTCACCGCCCCCCTTTATTTTCAAGGTAAGCCTCTTCCTGCACCGCCATGCCCGTGAGTTTGCCATCCATCCCTCGACCACAACGGCCGGCCCATCAGGCCACTTATCGCAAGTAAAATATCCAGCCCCGACGTATTCGCAGTGCGGACACACGTAGGGGTCGCACATAATTGGCCCTTCCAGCAGGCGCCGGGGCTTACGCTTTTTCGCCATCTGATGGCACCTCCTCCGGCTCGAAACTACTGCACTCGCTTATCGGGCAATCGCCGTTGCCGCCATAAAGGCAGCAGTCGTCGCAATCACGCCTGCACCGGTTGCAAAGGCAGTCCGGATGCTTGTATTTACATTCGTGCAAAATCCCTTTTTCCGCCGTTCCACTCATCGCCGCCCCGCAGTTGGGGCAGTACTTGTACTTTGCCAGCGTTGCTGTAGCCAGTTCCCGGCATTCTCCGCAGTAGGAGCACCGATACCGGCCAATGAGTCTGCCCGATGTGCCGGCCGCCGTTTCCCAGTGCCCGCTGGGGCGCTGGCCATTTTCCGCAAATTTCATGCCATTCCCTCCATCGCCAGCTGTTCGTCCGCTGGCATTTTTGTGATGTAAATCTCCGTCCGGGGATTGTCCTTATCCCAGAAACATCGGCTCCCGTCGTGCCCTGTCACGATGCCGTAGTGGTCGTCGGCGATGATACCAGCATCTGTCAGGATGTCGTCAACTGCCTCCAGCAGGTTGGTCAGATCCGTACGCCTCCGGGTCGGCAGGTAAAACAGGCAGCGGATGTTAAGGCTGCAGTCTATTGGCCTGGGCGGCCTCGGCGTCAGGTACCAGGCCGCATCCTTTGCGTACTGCCGGTACTTGGCGGACGGCATGATGAAGGGCCGCCCTGTGGCCTTGTTGATCATGATCTGTTGACTGTTCTTCTTGGTGATAGGGCTCAAAGGGATTACGTACTTGATTTCTGCCATACGCACCACCCCTTACAGCCCCAGCAGATCTTTGACGCTGCCATATTCCCGGATGATATTACGCCTGCGCCGGTCTATTTTGCTTACTTCCACCGGCGCACAACGCTCCAATACCCGGTTGTAAATCCGCTGCTCGGCTATGCCTCTTGGGTTTTTCAGCTCATCGCCGGATAGGTTGCTGGTGATGATCATCGGCAGCTTCGCCCTGTATCGGTTGTCGATTATGCCGTAAACGATTTCTGCCATGTACTCAGTGTTACGCTCTGCGCCTAGGTCATCCAGGGCCAAAAGGGCGTACTGGTTAAGCCCATCCAAGTAATCCTGCTTACCCTCCCGCAAGCCGCTGATGGTGTTTGCAATGCGGGAAAAATTGGTCATAAAGCACTTGTAGCCTTGGTCGATCAGGGCGTTTACTACGCAGGCGGCCGCAAATGTCTTTCCGCTTCCGCACTGCCCGTACAGGATCATGCCCCGTCCCTGGTGCAGGAATTCCGGGAAATGGTCAACGTACCGGCGCATGATGCTGCTTGTCCGTGGATCCTGCCCGTCATCCTGGGCGAAGGTCCACTTGTCCAGGTCAGAGCCCCGGAAGCCGTCTTTGCGTAGTCGGTCTACACGGTCCCGGAACTCCCGGGCCTTTCTGGCATCCTCCTCGCGCTGATACGCCTCAGAAGCGCACTTGCATAGGCAGGGTACTGTCAGCTGCTTCCCCCCAAGTGGGATCACCGTCTGCTTGGGGGTATGGCATTTGCCGCAGTGCCGCAGGCCGCCCTGCATGTAATCATCCGGCGCGACCGGGTTGGCCTCGTCCGCCTTTTGCCGCAGGCCGGTAAGGGCTTGTGCAAAATCCATTACCTTCCACCTCCGTCCAAAAATCCATCTGGGAGATCATCCCAAGATTCTGCCTGCCTCCCGGTTGCTGCAGCCTGCGGCTGATCCACGTCTTCCCACCGGCGGCCCCGGAGGAATGTAGCGGGATAGCAGATAAATTTCCCGCCGTCCTTCGTCCACTGGTCGCAGTGCTTCCAGCGTTCTACTCCGGCAAGGATCTGGCCTACAAGGGCATCGTCCGGAGAGAGCTGCTTCCAGGCTTTCAAGGCGTCCTGCTTGTTCGTCTTCCTGGGGTAAATACCCCAAAAGCGATCAAATGCAGGCGGGATCCCATCCGCCCCGTTCTGGCGCGTTCTCGTTTTCGTTTCTCGTTTATCGTTCTCGTTCTCGTTCTCGTTCTCGTTTACGGGGACATTTGCTTGCATTTGATATCCATTCACTTGCAAGCAAATGCTATCAAATTCTTGCGGAAGCGGGAACTTGCTTTTCTTTGCTCTCTGCTGCTGGTGCTTTTCCCACGATAGGAGTTTCAGATATCGCTTTCCATCATCTGTGTACATGCCAACCATTCCGACCTGGATCAGCTCATTCAGCCAGTTGCTCAGTACCCTCTCTTTCGGGGGATTCAGGGGAAAGCACATGGACGCCAGGATCTTAGGATTCCCGTGATAAAGGCCAAAGTCATCCGCCTTTACCACAAGCCGCCAAAATAGGCGCTCCGCCTCGGCGCTGACCCCGGACAGCGATTCACTGGTGGCGATGGATTCTTTGATTATGCGGTTCGGCACACCGGCCACCTCCTTTTGCCTTGGAGGCGGGCCTACGCCCGCCTCCTGCCGTATGATCAATCCTCAGCATCATCCGGGCCACCCTCAAAAAACTCGTCAAAATCGGCCTCGTCTGCGGCCTCAGGGGCATCCTCATCGGATTCATCTTCGCCTCCGGTCCAAGCCTCCGTAGCAACTGGGAAATCTCCGGGCCGCAGCAGCGCTCGATCCAGGGTTTCCCGGAAGAAAAACTGTACCCACATTGCGTACAGATTCTTGAACAGTCGCTTGATCTTGGAAAGAAGGGCATCCGAAATCGTGAAAGTCTCAGACATTTTGAGGGACAGCTCTCCATCAATGTACGCAAACACGATAGATGCGTCCGGACTGATATAGTTGGCATCATCGTCCTCCAGCATGGAGATCTGCGCCTCCATCCCCCCCAGAGGCTTGATGGTCAGGGTGCAGGGGTACCGGTTGGTTCTCAGGGCGTAAGTCAGCCCATTTTCCTCGCAGATGCCGTCCAGCTTCTTGAGGTAGACTTCGTATTTTCCGGATTCGTTCATTTTGATCTCCTTTCTTTACGCGTCGAAAAAGTTGGATGTAGGATCGTCTGCGGGGGCGCTGGGGAGCACCGCTTCGCCGGTGGCAGGATCCGCATCAATTGCATCCGGCGCCGGCGGCACGATAGGTGCCGCGTCAAGCACCCCAGAATCCACGCCAACCTCATCGGCATCATACATGCCCCCGAAGGTCTGCGGGAACGCCTCCCGTAGGGCCTGTACCAGTGCCACCTTCCGGATCATCGTGGCGGGTTTGGCGGACCACTGGCGATTCAATGATCCATCTTTCTTCCGCCCTGCATATTCGTCAAACGGCACCTCCACCCGGGTGCTCTGCTTTTGATCCTTTCTGTACACTTCTGCCCAGCCACCAACGATCTTCTCGCCGGGGATATAGAATGCGCCAACCCTATAGGTCAACTCCCCGGAATCTTCATCGTAGATAATGATCCCGGCCCTGTGGCCATCGTGCTGGGGGTGGTTCTCGGCTCGTTTTTCGAAGGCTTCCTTGCCGGTGACCATCGTGGCGGGCTCGTTGCCATATTTAATGCAGTAGGCCTCCCGGAGCCACGGATTCAGGCCGTTAAATTTGCATAAATTGATGAACATGACAATCTCCTGCATGGAGACTCGTTCCTTATCCCCGCTGACCAGATAGTCTCGGACAATCTGGGGGGACAACTCCACCGTCATGCCGTTGGACTGGAAGCTGACCAACTGGGCGTTCTTTTTTTCCTGCGGCTTTCGCAGGGAGTTTGCTACTGCCATTTTGCAATCCTCCTTAAATTCTTTCGGGCTTGATGCCCAGATTGATCATTGCTTGCTTCAGGCCCTGGAGTTGGGCCCGGGTGGCTCGGATCCGGAAATCCACGGTAAAAATTTCTTCCGCCGTAGGTGATTCTTCCGGCCTTGGGGCGCTCTGCGTAGCCATGGGGATCGCAGGAGCCGCAGGGGGCATCTGATTCGCCTGGGCAGCCTTCGCCGCCTCATACCGGGCCAGTTCCTCCTGTTGCCGCTGCAGCCGATCCTTTTCGGCCAAAGCGGCGGCCAAATCAAAGTCCTGCAGGAAGGTAGATTTGACTGGCCCTGCCAACTCCGGGGGCAGCTGCAGCCCATCAATAGCTGCCAGGCCGGCGGTGATCCGATCGATCTTGCCGCCCAGCTCCTGGCAGATAGCACCCATACCGACGCTGACATTCAGCCACTTGGGATTATGCAGCCTCGAATAGGGCACCAGCTCCGCCAGATCGCCAATCATGGCCTGATACTGGGCCTCAATCGCCTCCTGCTTCTGCCGCTTTTTCTCCGCTTCGTAGGCCTTGACTTGATCATCGATCTCTCGGACCGTAGCCTTAACCATTCCCACCAGCTCTTTCGCCTGGGCCTCGAAGGATTCGTAGGGCTGCAGGTACAGGGCTTTCATTTCCTTCCGCTTGCCGTCAATGGCATCGGCCAGCTTATTCAGCTTGGCCCTATCCTTTTTCGCTTCGCCGATCTGAGCATCACCGTAGGCCAGGCCCTTGTAGTTGGCCAAGCCAGCTTCCAGCTGCTGCTTCAGCTCCTTGTAGTTCCACCGGATTTCTGGCAAGGGCTGAGCTTGCGTGGGATTAAAAATCTGGATTTCCACCAGTGCACACCTCCTGATCAAAGAATTCGGCAAACATGTCCTGGGGTACGGCGGCCTCAGTGATGTGCCTCAGACTGCCGCACCAGGCAGGGACATCTTCCTCCGGCACATTCACCCGGCAGACCCTGGCTTCTGACTCGCCGTACTTGGTAGGCACGTTGACAACATCGCCCACCTCCAAGGGCACATCCGCAACGTAGGTGTAGGCGCTCCCCTCAAATTTGCCGGAGCGGCGGCCCCGGTACTGGACTTGCACGAGATTTCTCTTTTCCATGATTATTCCCTCCTATATTTCCGGGAGCAGCAGAGGCGGCTCCCGGCCCTCCTGGACCATCTGCCAGAATGCAATCTCCTGCTCCAGCAGATAATCCAGATCATCTTGCACGTCCTCCCGGTTGACCCGGTAGGATCGCCGCTCCGTCCGGATTTCGCCGTCCCATACCCGCTTGAGCTGGGCATGGAGTACGGCGAATTCCCAGCCGGTGGCCAGGAGCTGATGCAGGATTTGGATGTAGTAGTTATCCGGGATCTTATCCTGCCATTTCTCCCGCTGCATAGAGCGGAGGATTTCGGTAGTTTTGATCTCCAGGATGCCGGGGCAGCCGGTGGATAGCTCCACCAGCCGCCCATCCAGGGTGGCAAACAGCCATGGGCACTCCGGATTGTGGATCATATCAAATTCGCCGCCATAGGCCACGCTGTATGTATCGGCGTAGTCCAGGGCAAATAGTTCCCGGATTGGACCCTCGGCGGCATGGCCATAGGCTACGCAGGCCTTATTGCTGATATCGGCGGCTTGCCGCTGGCCAACCTTGATCCGCCACAGATCCACGTTGGACATATAGGGATTCTGCCCGACGATTGCGCTGGCCTCGCTGGCACCGATGCCCCGCATCCGGGCCTGCAGCCACTCCGCGTGAGTTTTAATCTCCGCCATTGACTCACGCTCCCTCCGCTGCTATAATGGATTCGCAATCGTTTCCTTTGCCGCTCTCGGGACTGGTACTCCCGGGGGCGGCCTTTTTTGCTGCCCAAGGCTTATTATCCAGCATCCGCTGGATCGCCCCAGGATTGTAGCGGGAGGCTATACGCAGGCGCTCCCGGAAGGCACTTACCGCAAGGTCCCACTCCTTGGCCGCCTCGACATCGCCCGGCTTGGGAGTTTTGCGCTCAGGGGCTGCAAAAGTGCAATTGGCAGGCCCATAGGGCTTGCTGGCATCCAGCAGCTTGATCTTGGGGATGTGATCGCCGGCGCCATAGCCCTGCGCCCGGATCCAGGCGTAAAACGCCGGGAATCTGGCCCATGCATCGTCACAGGGCTTGCGGCGCATATTTACCCAGCGTTGATACAGGGCATCGCCGCCGGGGAGCTTGCGGATATCTGTTGATCGCATGTTGTCACCCCCTCACGCCATGGCGTAAACCATGCAGGCAATGCCGATTACAGCAGCCGCAATGCACCACAACACGCACGCCCAAATGGGCGTATCCTGCCGTGGGGCTTGCAAGGCCTTGATGGCCATCGTCAGGGCGGCCACATCATCGGCAGCGGTGCCGGCGTCCGGATACTCCTGGATTGCCAGGCGGCTCTGGGGATGGGCTTTGGCCAGGGCGTCCTGGCGGAGGAATTGGAGTTGGCGGACGGCATCAATCCTGGTCATTGGTTGTCACCTCCATCAATATTTTTGCCTCTACGATATTAAGATTTTCTATCGCGGCTTCTAGCTGCTTGAGGAGCGGTGGGAGTACGGTGAGGTAGTACATAGCGTTTCCATCTGCTTTGATGTCGGCGGAAATGTGATGTACTATCTTATCCAGCTCTTTTTGAGCTTCCAGCCGTTTCGGATGGTTCATAAAGGCTATGTTCATTTCATCGCTGAGCGGTTTCACTTGTTTTCGCCTCCTTTTGGGTTTCTGGGTACACGTCCTCCAAAAGCAGTAGTGCCACCCGGCAGATGATCTCCCGCCTACCATCAAGATTGTTTGGTCGGACGCGGTAGTGGCACTCCTTTCGATAATCATCCAGGGCGATGCGCTCGATCGGAGAGTCCGCCCGCCGCCCCTGGCGCCAGTACGACACAATGGCATCAAACATGGGACGCTCACTCTCCGCGTATGTCACTGCCGTAACTGCAGCCAGGACTCGCGCCAGCATCTCGCTGTCCCGCCGCAGCCTGCCGGTGCGATCTGGATCCCGGGCAGATAGTGCCTCGATTCCGGCTGTTAGGGCCTCGATGTCAGCCGCCCAGACTCTGTCATCCGCGCCTCCATTGCGTATATACTCCTCTACGTCCCTGCGTAGATTCTCTAGTCTGCGGATTGCTTTTGATTTTTTCATTTTTTGATTTCCTCCTTGCATTTAAACTGATATACTGTGCCGATGATTTTCCACTGGGAGCCCAGCATCGCCTTTACCATCCGCTCTGCTTGCTCTGAGCTGCTGGCGCGGACGGTGCGAGTGCGGCATCTGCCGTAGGGGGCCTGGGCGTGGACTTCGTAGGTGTAATATTTCACAGGGCTTTCACATCCTTTCGGCTTGCCCCAAGTAGGGGCAGGACCATGGCCATATCCAGGCACAGGACCCTGTGCAAGCTCTCCACCTCGCTCAACGTCAGCTGCCGGGGATGCTTAAGCCGCCTGGATAGGGTGCTAGGATCCATCCCAGCCTTGCGGGCTAAGGCCTTTTGAGATAGATCATAGTGCGCCAGGCGTTCGCGCACTTCCCGCCGGAAATCGTCTTCGGCGTATCCGGCGGCACCTAATTTGGTTCGGGGCATGTTGGGGGTCACCTCCTTCTGGTGATTGCGGTACAGTTGAATCTCCCTCTTACTTGTGGTAAAATCTAGAAAAAGAAAGGAGATGAGATAATGAAACTAAATCCAGACTGTGTACGGGACATCTTGTTGGCCGTAGAGGAAGGCTGCGACATAGGCAGGGGCGTATCAATTCCCGGCCCGAACTATAGCCGCTTGCAGCCATACAACGAGAGCGAAGTGCTTTATCATGTCCGTCAGTGCGATTTATCCGGCTTTTTGTACCAGGCAAAAACCGACTTGCTTGGCACGTATACTATTCGTGATCTAACACCTGCAGGCCACGAGTTTCTTGCGAACATCCGAAAAGACACCATCTGGTCCGGAGTCAAGGATGTTGCGGGGAAAGTCGGAGCGACATCATTAAATGCGATAGTGCAGATCGCTTCCAACGTGGTCGCGCAAATGATTAAGCACCAATTCGGCCTTACTTGATCTTCAGGAGCTTGCTAACAACATACTCGCTGCTCGCCTTCATCTCTGCATCAGATGGGGGCGGGCAATTCTTTGTGGTCATGTAATGGCATATAGCCAGTAGGCTAACGTGGTTTTTGATCCAGCCGACTGCACAAATGGCAGCGGCTAGGCCCAAAATTGTGGTTAACATGTAGTGGCCATCTCCTTTCCTGAGGTGCTGTGTTTCTGCACGAGAACTAATTTAGGATTGTGCGGATGAGTGGGGTGTGGTAAGATTAGGTGCGGGAGGGCTGATTGTGGGCGTCGCACGCATCTGCAATCAGAGTTTGCAGCGCAGCCCTTACCTTCGCTTCGGCGTGCTTAGACATCACGTGCCCATTGAGGATTTGACTGAGATATTTGGGGTTCCACCCGATGGCTACTGCAAGCTGCTTCGCAGTAATTCCATTTAGATGCATGTCGCCCACTACCTCAGCGGTCCATTGTGCAGGCATGTCGTTCACCTCCTTATTTTTGTTGACTTTGGTTAGGTTTTGGGTTAGAATATAAGTGCCAGTTGATAATAAGTCCAGAAACGCCAGGTGCCTAAACTTGTTTAGGTGTATCGCTATTATAGCTAACTTTTGTTAGCGTGTCAAGTGCGAGCAGCTAACAAAAGTCAGATTTGGCGTTTTGCACAAAAATGGAGCGCAAGACGACTATGTTTTATGACAAATTCAAAAAGCTTTGCGACGAAAATGGCGTTACATGCAATAAAGTTGCGCTAGAAATTGGGCTAAGTAACGCAACGCCCACCACATGGAAAAAACGCGGTTTAACCCCAAGATACGAAACTCTTCAAAAAATTGCTGAGTATTTTCATATATCTGTTGAATATCTGATTAACGGGGGAGACGAAGAATGTGCGCCTGTCGAACCCGGAAAGTCTGGGGCGGATGACTACCCACTAAATGCAAAAAATTTCCCTTTCCCAAGCAGCGACGGCGAAGCCGCTAAATGGAAAAGGGAAATATTGGAAAATTTGGATGATTTGCCTACGGATGCGCTGGCGTTTCTGGCTGGGCAGATAGCCATGATAAAAAACAATCGCGAATAATCTCGATCTCAGCGTCTGTCAAATTGTTAATCTCTGATTTTATGTAATCTATCATTTCGTTTCTGCTCATAGCCGCTCCTCCTTTTGTGCGTGCCCGCCCGTAGGCGGGCAAAACTGGTATCTAATCTTCTTCGATATCTTCTGGCATTAGATCATCTAAGCTTATCTCCAATGCGGTTGCAAGCTTCCTAATTATGCTTGCCTTCGGATCTACCAATCCACATTCGATTCTGGATATCGTTGCGGGAGCCACTCCGGATAATTTAGCCAAAGCTCTTACGGAGTACCCCTTATTTTCTCGCTGATTACGCAGATTTATCAATTATGCCACCCCCGTCTGTATCTTGTGCGGAGGCGTATCGGATTATCCACATTATAGCACAAAATGTGTTTCATGTGTGGAACAAACGGAAATTTTTTGAAATTCGTGTAACATGCACAAATCTAGAGGTGTGCTTTTGTGCATGTTGCACAGAAAATTATCACTCCATTCTCTTAAAACGTTGTGTATTATGTTCTGCGAATGCTTGCGTTTTGAGGCTCACTTCTCGATCGTTTGTTTGGATTATACCAAACAGGCGTTCACATGTCAATGGACAAAATCTGGGCTAGTAACCAACCGGCGCTATGTCGGTGGCAATATAAAGAAAAGAGGGACACACAAATGAAAAGAGCTATATTTTTGCTAGCTGCGCTGTGTATGCTATTTAGCGTAACAGCCTGTGCCGGCGGACAGTCGCCGGAAGAAGATGCATCCCCCCAATCGCACATGATTGATTCGCTGCCCAGTGATATGGACTTTTCTGGTAAAACCGTACCATTAGAAAGGGTAACCTTTTTCGAAAGCTATGGCAACCACGGATACACCGGCTACGTCATCGTTGCTATGTCACGTGAAAATCTGAGCGATGACGATATACACTGGATGACAAAAATGGACTTGGACAGTGTAAATACGGAGATGCAAGTCAATATTTATTTAGACGGAGGCGAGAACGATCTTGACGAAAGAGCACGCCTCATGAAAAAGATATATAATAACGAAGAACTATACTACATTTTTGAGACAGGCCTCGAACGTTATACCCTTAAGGGAGCTGAGGTTAGCTGCCAGATAATATCAAGCCCGGTGGGTATAACGGATCCGGGGACCACATATTACCATTATTTCTTTGACATTGATGGTGATTACTATTCAGATTCTATCGAGGCACTGACTGCAAACGAGCGGTCTGCGCTGATTGATGCGCTTACTACCTAGAGAGATAGCGCCAAATATAATCATCCGCCCCCAAGCAGGGCCGGAGGAAATAAAAAGAAAGAGGGAATTATTATGCCGCAAATTACATGTACAGACTGTGGCCAGCAAATCTCCGGCACGGCCAAAACCTGTCCACACTGTGGACGCGTCGTAGACCCAATTATTGAGGGAAACCGCAGGAAGGCATACCGCGCCTCTGGAAAGCTGATGGAGGGGATAGCCATCGCATTTCTGGCTGTCGGATTTGTCCTGGCTATCCTGGCGGCAAAGCAATACAAAATCATATCCGGAGATGGGTACCAGTTGAAAGAGACGGTCAATTGGGTTTTGGCTGCCATGGTATTTGCGTCATCCGCATTTCCGGCGGCCGTGTGCTACGGCATCGGCAAGTTGATCGGTGCTAAAGCGGATCTGTAAAATAACAAAATTTCCCGCTCCAGGGATTACCCCGGAGCGGGAATAAACTTAGATTAGAAAGGAGCCACCACATGAAAATACCAAAAGCCAAACAGCTCCCCTCGGGCTCCTGGTTTTGCCGTGTGCGGGTGAATGGTCAGGATATAGGAATTACACGCCCCACGGAGAAAGAGGCCGTGGCGGAGGCTATGGCCGTCAAGGCGGGGACAATTGAGGCGAAGAAGTCAGGGAAGAAAACGTTGACGGATGCCATTGATGATTACATCGCCGCTCGGGTGAATGTCTTATCTCCGGCGACTATTTTGGGGTACCGGAGGATCCAGAAAAACCGGTTCCAGGACGTGATGCGTTTGGACGTGCACAAGATGACGCAGGAGAAATGGCAGCGGGCGGTGAACGCAGAAGCACGGAAATATAGCGGAAAGACACTGAAGAACTCCTGGCTATTTCTTGCATCTGTGATTCGAGAGGAAACAGGGGAGCGGATCACCGTAAAGCTTCCGCAGGTGCTGCCAAACGAGAAGGGATTCTTACAGGCGGAAGAAATCCCGACGTTGCTGAAAGCTTTAGCTGGGAGTGACGTCGAAATTGCTGCACTGCTCGCCCTGAGCAGTATGCGGCAATCGGAAATATTGGGCTTGAAATGGGATAATGTGGACCTGGAAAGCAACGTTATCCGCATCGAGGAGACAGCGGTGAAAGGGGAATCCGGATGGGTAAGAAAAGCGGAAACGAAGAATCTGACATCAAGGCGAATGATCCCGATTATTGCACCGCTTAGGTCTGCTCTTGAAAATGCTCCCCAAAAAGAGGGTTACGTTGTCACGATGTCCGACAACACTATACGTAGGAAGTTGCGGGATTTATCGAAAGATGCTGATATCCCGTATGTCGGGTTGCACGGACTACGGCACAGCTTCGCTTCGCTTGCTTACCACCTGGGCCTCTCGGAGGAAGCCACGATGAAAATTGGCGGTTGGGCGGACATCCAGACGATGCGGCGTATTTACACACATATCTCCGAATCTGACATAAATGCACAGTCTGAAAGGTTTTTAGATTTTTTCAAAAATGGCAATGAAAACGGCAATGGAAACTTGTAGACGCCGATATACCGGCGTTTTTAGCGATGTTGAGCAAGGGTTCAAATCCCTCCATCTCCGCCAAGACTGGACACCAGTTTTGATGCGAGAGTATCTTGATTGGTGTCCAGCTTTTTCACTAAATGAGAAATAACCAATTACAGGAAAGGAAAAACTATGCGGCTGTTTCATGTTAGTGAAGAACCTGATATAAAAGTCTTTGAACCGCGCTTACCAACACGAAAAGATCTCAATCAAAATATCGGATTGGTATGGGCAATAGATGAAGCAAGATTGCCCAACTTTTTAACTCCCCGAGATTGTCCGCGGGTTGCTTATCATGTGGGCTACCAGACAACTGATTCTGATAAAAAACGCTTTTTCTCTTCCTCTGGAATTTCACATGCTATCGTGGTAGAGAGCAAATGGTATCGCACTATGAAAAACACGGTATTGTATTTATATGAATTCAATATAGAGGATTTTGCATTGCAAGATAGCATTGCTGGGTACTACGTTGCAACAACAGCACAATATCCAAAGAAAAAATATGTGCTTACTGATTTGTTCGGTGAGTTATTGAAACGAAACGTAGAAATACGAATTACAGACAATCTATGGGATATGGCAGGTGATGTAAAGACCTCAACATTAAATTGGTCTTTATGCCGGATGGCAAACGCCGCGCTGCGTCCTTGACGATTCATAGGTGTACACCATTTCATTATTCCTACACCTTTTAACAAAAGGTAGGAGGGGTGTGCAATTCGTATCAAAATAGGTTTTTCTTTTCATAAGTCCACCGTAGTTTTGATAGAATCGCGGTGGGCTTTTTTCTGCGCTGCTGCATAGAAGGAAAAGGATATGGAACGTGCTCTGAAAACTGGTGATACAATGCACTTTTGACTATGTTGGGGGGGAGACTATGTGATTACAATTAGGAACATTGATACACAGATGAAGGATGATATCAATATACCGAATGAGCCGTTCAGTATATTTGGGCGGGTAATACCGTCCTATACGGACGGACGCTGGACCTATGAGGTCATCCGGTTTGCGCCGGAAAACGTCACAGAAATGAAGTTCCCGGATGAGAATTACCGCTATGAGGATATGCCGGACAGTACGTTTCTCGGTGCATATGACGGTGAGAAATGCGTGGGATTGGCAATCCTGCAACCCGGATTTTTCAAGTATATGTACCTGTACGACCTGAAAGTAATCCAGGCATACAGAGGACAGCATATTGGAAAAATGTTGATAAAGAGAGCGAAGGAAGTTGCTGCAGAACAGGGATATTGCGGGATCTATACGCAGGGTCAGGACAACAATCCTGGTGCGTGCCTGTTTTATCTTCATTCCGGCTTTTATATTGGTGGACTGGATACCAATGTTTATCGGCATACAAGGCAGGAGGGTAAGGCGGATATCATATTTTATTCAGATTGTGAGGAAAAATGAGGCTTAATAAATAGTGGTTTGCAGGGGTGGTTGAGCAAATGGTTTTTGAGTTCGGATCATATAAAGCTGATATTGATGTTGAAAAAACGAGGCACTTTTACAAGAATGCAGAATCCGTCAGTAAAAGGTGCTCGTGCGATGGCTGCACAAATTTTGAGGAAGCCGTCGCAGTGCTTCCACAATCAGTAATCAAGTTTTTTGCTGATCTTGGCATCGATATGAGAAAAGTCTGCGAGTGTTATGTAAACATCACAAATGATAATGGAACGCTATTATATGGTGGCTTTTATCATGTCTGTGGTACTTTGTTAGATGGGGAGAGCGCATGGAAAAAAATCAACGATAGCACTGCATACTGGGATGATGGGGCAGCTGTTTCTGTTTCTCCCAATTTCCGAGTGTCTTTTCAGGAAGATATTTCGTTGCTGGAAACAGGCTTCCCATTGCCGGTGATTCAGCTTGAGTTCTCTGCGAGTATTCCTTGGGTGTTGGAAAAGAAGAATACTTACATATAACGTGCTGGCTTCCGACTTGACGGACTCCTTATCACAACTATATGATTCGCTCCATTCTTGAGGACGCTTTTCCCCTTAGTGGGGGTGCATTGTCTATCAAAATTACAGTTATTTGACAACTCAGAACTTTCCCTTCCGGCGTAGCTTCCCGCTTTGTGGAAAGCTGCGCTGGAAGGGGAATTTTTTCTCTTTCGGGTTCGACTCGCTTCGCTGGACTCGGGCCTGGGTTGGGCGTTGCGCTTGCTGTATCGTATTTCTAGAATAGGTGTATCACAAACCGGCCTGCTGTAAAAGCAAAGCTTTGCAACAGGCCGGTCATAATACACAGGTCTAAACAAATTCGGGCAGGTACTATCACAGCGTGGGCTGGTTGGCTGCCTCGATGATCTTCACGAACTTCTCGGGCACCAGGGAGGCGCCGCCGATGAGGCCGCCGTCGATGTCGGGCTGGGCCAGGAGCTCGAAGGCGTTCTTCTCATTCATGGAGCCGCCGTACAGAATGGAGATGGCCCGGGCGTTCTTGGAGCTGTACAGCTTCCGGATAACGGTGCGGATGCTCTCACAGACTTCCTCGGCCTGCTCCGGGGTGGCGGTGCGGCCGGTGCCGATGGCCCAGATGGGCTCGTAGGCGATGATGAGCTTGCGGATCTTTTCTTCCGGCACATTTTGCAGGGCAGATTTGATCTGCATGGTGATCCACTCCTCGGTGATGCCGGCTTCCCGCTGCTCCAGGGATTCGCCGCAGCACAAAATGGGGATCAGGCCTGCTTCCAGGGCGGCCAGGACCTTGGCGTTCACATCGGCGTCGGTCTCGCCCATGGCCCGGCGCTCGGAGTGGCCGATGATCACATATTTACAGCCGGCATCCACCAGCATGTTGGCGGCAATCTCGCCAGTATAAGCGCCGGAAGCGTTGGCGTTCACATTCTCGCCGCCAATGCCCACCCGGGTCTCCCGCATGGCGCGGACCGCAGCAGGGATGCAGACGGCGGGGACGCAGAACACCACGTCACACCAGCGGCCCTTGGGCAGGATGGACTTAAAGGTGGTCATAAATTCCTTGGTTTCGCTGGGGGTCTTATTCATTTTCCAGTTGCCGGCGATGATGGTCTTGCGGTACTTTCTGTTCATGTTCTTGAGCCTCCAAATATGTCTATGTGCAGAAATTTTCGCAGAAAGCAGCGGAGGGCGGCAAGCGCCCTCGCTGCCAATTGACTACAGATTTATCGATCCTGCAGGCAGGCAATGCCGGGCAGAGTCTGGCCCTCCAGGAATTCCAGGGAAGCGCCGCCGCCGGTGGAGATGTGAGTAATCTCGCTGGCAAACCCCAGCTGCTCACAGGCTGCCGCGCTGTCGCCGCCGCCTACGATGGTCACGGCGTCAGAATCTGCCAGGGCCTGGGCCACAGCGATGGTACCCTTGGCCAGGGTGGGGTTCTCAAAGACGCCCATGGGACCGTTCCAAACTACGGTCTTGGCGGCCGTCACGGCCTCGGCGTAGAGCGCCATGGTTTTGGGACCGATGTCCAGACCCATCTTGTCCTGGGGAATGGCGTCGGAAGCCACGACCTCCACATCAATGGGGGCGTCGATGGGGGAGGGGAAGGAGGCGGCGATGGTGGTGTCCACAGGCAGCAGCAGCTTCACGCCTTTTTCCTCTGCCTTGGCCATCATGTCCTTACAGTACTCCACCTTCTCGGCGTCCAGCAGGGAGGTGCCGGTGGAGTAGCCCTTGGCGGCCAGGAAGGTATAGGCCATGCCGCCGCCGATGATCAGGGTGTCCACCTTCTCCAGAAGGTTGTTGATGACATTCAGCTTGTCAGAAACCTTTGCACCGCCCAAAATGGCCACAAAGGGACGCTCCGGATCGGCCAGGGCTTTGCCCATAACGCCCACTTCCTTCTGCACCAGATAGCCGCAGACGGCCGGGAGATAATCTGCCACACCGGCGGTGGAGGAGTGGGCACGGTGGGCTGTGCCGAAGGCGTCGTTTACAAACAAATCTGCTAAGGAGGCCAGCTCTTTGCTGAGCTCCGGATCGTTCTTGGTCTCGCCCTTACTATAGCGGACATTCTCCAGCAGCATCACGTCCCCGTTCTGCAAAGCGGCGGCCTTGGCTCTGGCGTCTTCGCCCACCACATCGGCAGCCATGAGGACCTCCTTGCCCAGAAGCTCGCTCAGGCGCTGGGCCACGACACGCAGGCTCAGTTCCGGCTTCCATTCGCCCTTGGGCTTGCCCATATGAGAGCAGAGGATGACCTTTGCGTCGTGGTTCATCAGATACTGGATGGTGGGCAGGGCTGCCACAATCCGCTTATCCGAGGTGATTTTGCCGTCTTTGGTGGGAACGTTGAAGTCGCAGCGGCACAGCACCCGCTTGCCGGAGACGTCCACATCTTCTATGGATTTCTTATTATAATTCATCACAATGCCTCCTGTAGTTGTCCAGACTGGGAGTCGGTCCAGTCCCTCATTTGACCAAAATCCTGGAGCTGGGGAAAATCCAGCTGTCGCAGGGCTTCATAAACGGTAA